CTCAAGCTCTTTGCGCCTGTCGCTCCCCACTGGATTCTAGACATTGACCTCGTCAAGTCTACTTCTTCCGGATATCCTCACTTTCAACGCAAAGGAGATATCTTTGACCAACTACGTCAAGAGGGACGCTTCCACTTCCATCACTTAAAGCTCTTCGATCTACATCGTTGCCCGCTTCTTCCATGTGTTGCTTCAACACGAGGAGGTCTTGCTGAGGCTTCTGATCCCAAGACTCGCTTTGTGTGGATGTATCCTGCCGCAATGACCGCCTGTGAGGCAGTCTTCGCTCAACCACTGATTGACAAGTTATACAGTGAGAAAGCAGACTACTTCTTAACAGGAGTCGATTCCAAATTCCGAATTCAAAAATTCATGTCACTACTCTCCGATGAGGAAGGCACTTCAGGAATTGGTCTTGACTTTAAGTCATTTGACACCTTTCGCAATACACGACTCATTCGTGATGCGTTTGCAGTGTTGCGCCAAAATATCAAATTTGGCTACTACTACGATAAAGTCCATGGATTACAAAAAGGACGCTCCGGAGTAGACGTTCGTGCCGAGAAAGCATTTGACAACATCATTGAATATTTCATTCATACACCAATGCTTCTTCCCAATGGCCGCTGTGTTACCAAACATCACGGTGTACCATCTGGCTCGCATTTCACGAACCTGATTGACTCAATTGTCAATCGAATTCTGATTACAACTTTCGCCTTGTATTCAGACATTCCTATCAAGCATCTCAAGACCAATGGAGATGACTCTGCCTTTACGGCTTCTGTCTCCTATTCAACTGGTATACTTGAGAAAGCAGCTCGTTTCTTCGACTACTTCTTTGGAATGACCGTTTCAGTCGCAAAATCTTGTGTCGCCACAGGCCCATCAGATATGCACGTTTCTGGAACCACCTGGTCGCAACTTCGACCACACCGCCCTACCACCGAATGGTTTATGTTGGCCGCGTACGCAGACACGTACATTGCCCGCCCGTTCGATAGCTTCCAACGCCTTTTAGGCCTCGGAATAGCTGGAGGATTCGGGGACGCTAAATACGTCCAATTCTTTAGTTACTTCCAGTCTGGCTACGATTGCAGACACGGTCCTAACCTTCTCAACTGGAACAAACTTCGTTGGCTTGAACACGCCTTCAACATAACCGAGTTACCGCTTGTTTACAAGCAAGGGTCCCGTACTTCAACGAGACTTCGCCTCCTGGCTACTTAATAGCAGGAATCCACTGAAACCTATGAATAAGTTAGTTACAATACTAATTTATGAGGGGTAATCAAGATTCAACATG